CGCCGCCATGGAAAAGGCCGAGCACAAGAAGCGCGGCAGCTCCATGAAACGCAAGTTTGGCTAACCAAGGAGAATCACATGAAACAAGGTAGCAAGCGCGGCGTTGGAGCCGCAATCAAAGGGTTTGGTGCTGTCATGTCTGAGAGCACTGAACAGGCCAAGAAGCCGGTGCCGGTGGATGTTAACTTCCAAGCCCAGAAGAATGCGGGCTCGTTTGAGAACGCCCCGACCAAGCGCATTCCGCAGCCGACCAGCTGGTAATGACCACGTCCGGAACAACCACGTTCGATCTGGACGTGGATGAGCTGATAACCGAAGCGTATGAGCGCTGCGGTCTTCAAGCTCGTGCAGGCTACGACATCAAAACGGCTCGCCGTTCCTTGAACCTTATGTTCTTGGACTGGGCGAGCCGTGGCCTGAATCTCTGGACGATTGAACAGCGCACGCTGGCATTGACGGCGGGAGTGTACGAGTACAACCTCCCGTTGGATACTGTCAACGTGCTCGAAGCCGTGATCCGCTCGAACGTGAACGGTGTCCAAACAGACATCACGTTGAATCGTTTCAGCCGCGCCGAGTGGCTGCACACGCCGGTCAAGATCAGCACACAGTCAAGGCCTGCTCAGTTCTACGTGCAGCGCACGATCACGCCGCAGGTGTACTTCTACCCCAACCCGGATGATTCGGTGGCCTACACGTTCGTGTATTACGCCATCAAGCGCATTCAGGATGCGGGGGCCTACACCAACACGACGGACATCAACTTCCGTTTCCTGCCGTGTCTGGCATCGGGGTTGGCGTACTATATCGCGATGAAACGTGCGCCGGAACGGATGACGATGCTCAAGCAGATTTACGAAGAGGACTTCTTGCGTGCTGCGCAGGAAGACCGTGATATCGCCAGCGTGTATTTGGTTCCTGACCGGACGATGGCATAATGTATGCGCAAGGAAGACGATCCCTTGCGCTGTGTGACCGTTGTAACCAGCGGTTCTTCCTCAGTGAACTGAGGAAGGAATGGCAGGGGCTGAAGACCTGCCCGTTTTGTTACGAGCCCAAGCACCCGCAGCTTGAGCCTCGCCGAAATGTCTCGGATGCTATTGCTCTGCAAGAGCCGCGTCCGCAGCCTAAGGAACCTGTTGACGTGTTCGTCGGCGGTCCGGGCAACTCAGTATTTGCTTCGGTTGGAATGTTTCCTGATCCGCAAAAGGACCTCGTTCTAGCTCAATGCATGCTTAATTCGGTGAGAGTCGTAATTACATGAACTACACACAGTTCACTGACAACATCAAGAGTTACATGGAGATCGACGCCAACGTCTTTACGCCGACGGTGTTGGGCAACTTCATCCTTGTCTCTGAGAACCGCATCATGCGGGACGTCGACCTTGATGTGTTCAAGGAGTACGACGTTGCAACGATCGGCACAACCAATCCCAAGGTACAGACACCCAGTGGGTTCCTGTTCCCGCGTTACCTGCAATACATCCCGACCAATGGCAATCGCGTCATGCTCGAGCAGCGCGACATCAGCTTCATGACCGAATACGTGGCCAACACGTCCACCAGTTCGGCAACGCCCAAGTACTACGCCATGTGGGATCAGACCACGCTGTACATTGCGCCTGCATTGACGGGCTCGTTGAATTACCAGTTGGAACTGGCGTACTTCCGCCGTCCGACACAGTTGTCGGCCGCCAATCCCAATACGTGGATTTCAGACAATGCGCCGGAAGTGCTGACCTATGCGGTGCTGGTGGAGGCGTACCTGTTCACCAAGGGTCCGCAGGACATGATTGGTCAGTTCCAGCAGCGTTACAACGACGCTGTGGCCAAGTTGGCAGCAGAGCAGCAAGGTCGCGGACGTCGCGACGAATACCGCGACGGAATGCTCCGCGTTCCGTTGGTCTCGAATCCCCCGCCGTATGCGCGTGGCGTTTAATTAGGAGAGTGATATGGCAGGTTTGACACAAGCGATGTGCACCAGCTTCAAGGTGCAATTGCTGACCGGAGCGCAGAACTTTACCAACGGGGCTACCCCGGCCTACAAGATTGCCTTGTTCAAGGCCGGTGCCAGCATCACGGGCACGTATGGCGCTGCGACCACCAACTACAGCAACATGACGGGCAACAGCGATGAGCTGCCCAGTGGCAGCGGCTATACCACGGGTGGCAACACGCTGGTGAACGTCACACCGACGTCCAGCGGCACGACTGCCTATGTGGACTTCAGCGATAGCAGCTGGTCTTCGGCCACGTTCACGACGCGCGGCGCGATGATCTATCAGAACAGCACGGGTTATGCGGTGTGTATTCTGGACTTTGTGACGGACCAAGTGGTGTCCAGCGGCACGTTCACCATTGTGTTCCCGACGGCTGGCGCAGGTACCGCGATCATCCAGATTGCGTAAGGTGGGTAGTTGGCCGATGCGACAGTAGCGCTTGACGGATGGAACTCCGCTCTTAGCTGGGGCCAGCAGGGGTGGGGAGACGGTTCATCCTCCGTTTCGGCTACGGGATCGGTCAACAGCGTCAGCTTCATCATTGGAGCGGATCGCACAGTAGCGTTTGATGGTTGGAATTCGGTAGTAGGTTGGGGGCAGCAAGGTTGGGGCGACGCAGCGTCGTTTGTCTCGGCCACGGGCTCGGTCAACAGCGTCACGGTGCAGGTCAACATTGACGAAGAGGTCAGTGGGGTATCCGCAACGGGTAGTGTTGGAACGGTTTCGATTCAGGTAAATGAAGACGTTGAGGTCAGTGCAGTAGTAGGAACGGGATCGATTGGCAGTGTTTCGATTCAGGTAGGTGACAGCATTGAGGTCAGTGGGCTGGTAGGGACACTGTCGGTTAACAGCGTCTCGCTTCAGATAGACGACGGTTTTGAAGTAGGTGGGGTGTCGGCGACGGGTGCGATTGGCACTGTCGTAGTACAAATCGACATCAGTCTTACTGTGACAGGACTCGTGGGAACGGGTTCTGTCAACAGCGTAGAGCCTCAAGTAGGCGACTCCGTGGAAGTATCGGGGTTGTCGGCGACGGGGTCGGTCAACAGCGTGTCCATCAGCTTGAGCATGGACTTGGCGGTGACCGGAGTAGTGGGAACAGGTGTCATTGCCGGGGTTGTGCTAAACAAAGCCGTCGATGCCACTGGCGTAGTAGGGACTGGGTCGGTCAACAGCGTCGTGACGGCAATCGACACCAACGTGTCGGTGACCGGGGTGACCGGGACGGGCTCGGTCAATAGCGTAGTGATTCAGACGGTGACGGTGGTACCTGTCACTGGAGTTTCAGCGACAGGTTCGGTAAACTCGGTCCTAATTTGGACCAAGGACAGCAACATATACACCCCCGGGTGGACGATTGACAGCAGTACACAAAGTCCAAGCTGGGTGCAGGATAGCAGCACACAGAGCCCGACATGGACTGTAGATAGCAGCACGCAAAGTCCAAGCTGGGTAACGGATTCTTCAGTTCAGGCCCCGGCTTGGACCAAACTTGCGGCATAGGTGACAAATGGCTTCTACTTACTCGACCAACCTTGCCCTTGAGTTGATGGCCACAGGTGAAAAGGCCAACACTTGGGGTGACATCACCAATACCAACCTTGGTACGCTGCTGGAGCAGGCAATCAGCGGCTATGTGACGCAAGCCATCACTGACGGCTCCGGGGCCACGACCACCATCACGATCCCCAACGGCGCGACGGGTGTCGCCCGAAACATGTTCATCGAGATGACCGGTGCGCTGACCTTCAGCACCACCAGTCTGGTTGTTCCGGCCAACAAGAAGCTCTACTTCATCTACAACAATACCAGTGGGGGTTACCCGGTACAGGTGAAGGTCAGTGGCCAGACGGGTGTTTCGGTACCGAACGGTCAGAAGGTTGTGCTGGTCAGCAACGGCACGGATGTGGTGGTTGCGACCAACTACATGGCGACACTGGCAGTGGGCAGCTTGACCTCCGGCCGCGTTCCGTATGCCACGACGGCAGGTCTGCTGACGGATTCGGCGAACCTGACCTTCAACGGTACTAAGTTGACCGCTGGGGGCTTGATTGATTCGGCTTTGACTTCTGGGCGTGTTACGTATGCGACCACCTCGGGTGAGTTGACGGATTCGGCGAACCTGACCTTCAACGGGACGACGCTGACGGCCAATACGATTGGCGCGTTCACCCTGTCCGGTACTGTGGCGGGTGGCGGAAATCAGATCAACAACGTGATCATCGGTACGAGCACCCCGCTCGCCGGTTTCTTCACCACAGCATCGGCAACAACTTCGCTCACCACGCCGTCGGTCACCAATGCAGGAACGCTGGCGCTGTCGGCCACTGGTGCAAACTACATGGTGGCCAGCACCAACAGCACTGAGCGGCTGCGCATCACTTCCAGTGGTGGCGTATCATTCGGCGCAACTGGAACGGCATACGGTACATCAGGGCAGGTGTTGCAGTCCAACGGCGATGCGCCACCCACTTGGGTAACGGCATCATCAGGCATCACGACCGGCAAATCCATCGCGATGGCGATGATCTTTGGTTTCTAAGGAGTAATCATGGCAAACCCTAACATCGTCGCTGTAACAACCATTTACGGTACGACGACCTACTACACCCCCTCTGGCACGACTGCGGTTGTTCTGCTGCCTAACGCCGCCTCATCGGGCAAGGTCTACAAGATCAATCAGATCGTCGCAGCCAACACCACGGCTTCGGCGGCTAACGCTTCGGTGTCGATCTACACCAACGGCGCGGTGGCGCAAGGCTCTGCTCCTTCGGGCGGTACGGCCTACCCGGTGGCTTCCGCCATTTCGGTTCCAGCCAACGCTTCGCTGATCTGTGTGGACAAGACGACCGCAATCTACTTGCAGGAAGGCACGTCGATCTCCGTCACTTCCGGCACTGGCAGCGCCCTGACCTTCTCGATCTCCTACGAAGACATTTCCTAAGAGGCAGCCATGCCAATCAACGGCTTCCTTGGCAATGTAATTAGCGCAACTGCGCCGACTGTAAGCGTCAGCGGTGCAAGCGGTATCTTTACGCTTGAAGAACAGATGCAAGCTGCGGGGACATGGCCTATTGCTGGGTTTTACCCCATTACCCGCAGCGTTCGGTTGCGCTCAAGTGCTAGTGCGTATTTCAATCGAACGCCAGCAAGTGCTGGTAATCGCAAAACTTGGACATGGAGCGGTTGGGTTAAACTAGGGTCGCTATCCACAACATTGAATATACTGTATGCATATTCTGCGGACTCTGATAGTGGTTTGTGCCAACTAAGTTACCAATCCAATCAATTAAGAATACAAGGATTTTCAGCGTCT